CTATAACTCTTACAAACCATGGCGCTACCGCCGGAAAAGCTCAAGAAACGGGTTCATTCCACTTGGGTGCGATCATCTATTCTGATGGTGGAGTACCCCTCCTCGATGGAACGGTTCACGGTGGTTTAGGCTCTAAAACAACTTCTTCGTTGGGTGTTTTCATTGATTCGGATACAAGCGGCCAATTCAAAATTAAGTTTGATGAAGTCGGCACTGGAGAGGAAACTGTACAAGTTAGCTTTGACGATTCAAGCGGGAACTTCATTCGCAAGCGCATGAACACAAACCCCACTTTAATATCTTCAGGAACCTTCTATCCAACTTCCGCCGAAAAGAACTATTGGCTTGGAGAAACCTACGAACAATTCCTTAGAGATAGCATGACAGCCGTTTCAGGGGAACTTGTTGGCATTATGCTTCCACTTGGTTCGGGATCAACCACGACCCCGGCATACGGTCCCCAAAAAATGAAAGGCAACGGTTCTAAAGAAGCCAAGGCCGGCTGGTTTTGCGCACAAGACTTCGGCCCGAGAGACGGCTTTGCACCGTATACGACACAAAAGCTGTTTCGCTTGAAAGGCCGCGGCCACGGCGAATGGCTTCATAAAAACGCAAAGGTTACCATTGAAAGAATTAGAGGACCGGTTAGTTTGGATCGTGAATATGGCTCCTTCTCGGTTGTTTTGCGAGTACTCAACGATACAGACGCAAACCCTCAAGTGCTGGAAAGATTTGACAATTTGAACCTTGATCCTACCTCACCAAATTTCATCTCGAAAATTATTGGTGACACATACTACCAATGGGATGAAATTAACACTAGACTACGCCAATATGGAGATTACGAAAACCAATCTAAATATGTATATGTTGAACTTAATGAAGATGTCGCAGCTGGTGCAGCAAACCCTGCATGTATTCCCTTCGGATTTTACGGACCACCGAAATGGGTAGATGTAGCGATGAGTTCTTCTAATGCCCACGCACACTGTGAAAAGGTAGTAAACAAGGGAATAATTCTCTCTGCTAACGGCGGAAGCGTTTTCGGCGGCGTCTCGTCGTCTGTTCAAGCTCTTACTGGTGGCGCCGACGGCAGAATGCTGGCTAACTTTAAGATGCCATCCGCACCTCTTGTTAAAAATGTTGCAGATCAAGGCTTAACTGACCCCACAAGAGTTAACTTTGGAATAAGATCAACGCGAACCGCAACATCTAACTCACCCTCGCATGGTCTGGGGGATTTACACAGAATGTTGGACGCCAACCAATCTGATGATCCTAGTGGTTTATCAGCGCCACTACATAACGGCGGATATCACGGTTTTGGATACATTATGACCTTGGACGATGTTATGTCCGGTTCTACGGCATCTGGTCTTAAGGGCTTCGCCTACAAATCTGGTTCACGCGCCAACGGTCAGAGTCTAACCGCTACAGCAAGCAATGATTATCGCACTCTGCTTGATTTTGGTTATGATTCGTTTACCGCTCCGTTCTTCGGAGGGTTTAACGGCTTCGACATCACAAAGCCAGATCCTGTGTATAATAAGGGGATGTCGGCTGATTCCTCAGTTAAGAATAGTTACATTTACCAGACTTATAAACAAGCACTTGAGATGGTTTCAGATCCTGAATTGTTAGATTTTAATATTCTTGCGGTACCGGGACTTACCAACGAAAGTCTCACCAATTATCAAATGCAACTGTGCGAAGATCGTCGTGATGCCATGGCCATTATCGATCTGCCTGATGTGTACACACCCTTCAGTGAAGATTATGAATCTGACAAAACACAAAGAGCAAACAGAGATGTCAGAGGAACGGTCTCGGCATTAAGAAACAGAAGAATTGATTCTTCTTATGCATGTACCTTCTATCCATGGGTCCAAACTCGTGATGCAAACACCGGCCAAACACTGTGGGTACCACCCTCCGTCGCAATGATGGGCGTTTTGGCCAGTTCGCAAGCGAAAGCCGATGTCTGGTTTGCTCCAGCAGGATTTAACCGCGGCGGCCTCTCTGATGGTGCTGCAGGAATACCAATTACGAATGTTGCCTCGCGCCTTTCTTCGAAAGAACGCGATATGCTGTATGATGGTAAGATTAACCCAATTGCTTCATTCCCATCCAGCGGAATTGTAGTATTCGGACAAAAAACGCTTCAAATGAGACCTTCCGCGCTTGATCGAATCAATGTACGCAGATTGGTCATCTTTATGAAGAAACAGATCTCGATTCTCTCTACACAAGTTCTGTTTGAACAAAATGTTCAAGCAACTTGGGACAGATTCAAGGGTCTTGTTGAACCGTTCTTGGCAAATGTCAAGACCAGATACGGTATCTCAGAATACAAGCTTGTTCTTGATGAGACTACCACAACCCCAGATCTTATTGATCAAAATATTCTTTACGCTAAGATTATGATTAAACCAGCTAGAGCAATCGAATTCATCGCAATTGACTTTATTATTGCTAATACTGGTGCATCATTTGACGACTAAAAATACCAACCAACTAGTTAAATTAAAGGGAGAAAACATATAATGCCATTTTGGTCAACAAACTTTGGAAACACCGAGGAACTCCTCAAGGATCCAAAAAGAAATTTTAGATTTTTTATTAACATTCAGGGAATTTCCACTGAAAATGGTGGAGCAATGCTTTGGTATGCCAAACAAGTAGCTAAGCCAACATTTACGCTAGCTGAGGCCACTCACGAGTATTTGAACCACACTTACTATTATCCCGGTAAAATTACTTGGAACGCAATCGAGATCACGATGGTTGATCCCGGTGGAAACCCAGATGTTGTTGCAACCCTTGCGGGTATTGTAACTGGTGCTGGCTATAATCTTCCGGATACTCCAGACAGCGCAAAATTAACTAGTATGTCAAAACAGAAAGCTGCCGGCGCCCTTGGTCAAGTTAAAATAACTCAAGTCGACGCTGAAGGCCAAATGGTAGAAGAATGGACCCTTTGGAATGCATTTGTTCAAGAAATCGATTTTGGCGGTACTTTGGCATATGGTAACGATGAATTAACCGAGATTAAACTTAAGTTGCGCTATGATTGGGCTGAACTCAACACGGCAACAGAGGGTTCTGCAATAGTGAATCCGGATACCAAATTCTTCGATATATCGAGATAAAACAATTAAATAGAGGTGAACATTGTCACGAAATAAAGATCGACTCGGCATGGGAGATACAACTCCCGAAGCTGCGAGTCCACCAGTGGCGGCATATGATTCGAATGTCTTCTCATTTGTCGCCCCAACCGAGTTTGTAAAACTCCCATCAGAGGGTAGACACTACTCGTCTGAACATCCATTGTTTAATGAGACTACAATAGAAATTAAACAAATGACCGCAAAAGAGGAAGATATACTTACTTCTGTTACTTTGCTACAAAATGGCGTAGCTCTGGAAAGACTTCTAGAGAGTATTATAGTAAACAAAGCAATCAGTCCAAAAACACTCCTAGTGGGAGATAGGAACGCGATTGTTATAGCTGCCAGAGTTTCTGGCTATGGAAATGTCTATAATACAGCTATTACCTGTCCTGCATGCATAACTGACCAAAAACACAACTTTGATCTAAATCAGGCGTCCATTATAACGGCTACTAACATATCAAAGGGGCTCTCGAAAGCCATAGAAATACTAGATAACGGAAACTATGCAGTGGTTTTACCCAAATCACAATTAAAGGTAGAAATGAGACTTTTGACGGGGCGCGATGAACAAATACTCACCGGCCAGTTGGAACAAAACAAAAAACAAAGTTCAGAGAAGCTGATCACGACTCAGCTTGTTCACATGATTTATTCAGTTAATGGAAATAGCACGAAAGAAGCAGTTGATTATGTTTCTCACAATATCCCGTCCGCAGATGCAGTTTTTTTAAGAAAAATATACAAAACAATTGTGCCAAATGTTGAACTTTCACTTGACTTCGATTGCGGACACTGTTCACATTCTGAACAAATGGAGGTGCCGCTCACTGCGGACTTTTTTTGGCCTGAACAGTGAGTACATGGAGAATGTTTATGAACAGTTTTTCTTTCTTAAACATTTTGGTGGGTGGTCCTTTACCGAAGCCTATAATCTGCCAATTGGGCTTAGAGATTGGTTTGTGAATCGACTCATGAACCATCTGGAAGATGAAAGAATGGCCAATAGTACCTCTTCGAATAATGCGCAAACTTTAAGCAGTGCTAACCAACCCCAACGACCGCCCGGTCTAGGGGATTAAATAATTATAAAAAGTTTATTTTAACTATTTAATTTATAGGGTTTACTACGCATGGCTGAAGAAGACGAATTACAAGACATTAAAGCTATCTTGGCACAGATCCGCGATCAGAATGCGGCATCTGCCGGCAAAGGTGGTGTAAATGCGGCTGATCTCGACACCTATACGAGAGAGTTAAAGCTTGCCAGAACCGAACTTGATATGTTGGAGAAAGGCACTGGCGCCTACAACAGAAAACAAAAAGAAGTCGAAGGCTTAACTAGGAAAGCTCGTAACGCACTAAGAGACCAGAGGGAAGAAACAGATCTGCTGACCCTCTCTACACAAGGTCTCTCCGGCGCCATGTCTTTGTTGGCAAACACTGCAGACAAAATAATTCTTAAATTCAGTGGCATGATTAAAGCTATCTTTGACGAAGCTAAGTCACTCGACACCCTCACGGTCCAGTTTCGAGCCACATCAGGTGCTAGCAGTGAACTAGCAGGTAATATTGGAGCACTTTCTGATCGTTTGCGGTTATATGGTGTGTCCTCAAAAGAAGCACTAGAAGCGGTCAGTGCCCTACATGCGGGATATACCGGGTTCACCCAATTGAACCAAGTTCAACAAGCCGAAATCGGTAGAACCACAGCGTTAATGGCTGAATTAGGCG